GTGTAGTAGTAGCTTGCACAACCATCACCCATCATTGCAGCATTAAAAAAACTTTCAAGTGCAGCTTTAGGCAAGGACTTAAACTCCCTAGTTAAACACTTATTACGACAAAGATCACCGTACTGAGCCATGTGTTCATACAGAGATTTACAGGATATAGTAAAGCCATTTTTTGTAGTAGAGTATGTGTAACCTAGACGGTCCAGAAGAGAGATTATAGCCTTTCGGCCTTCCGGTTTGCATTGGGCAATGTTAATAGCTTTCTGACTATGGACCCTACAACCTTCTGACACGAACCAACCAACCAATGCAGCATAATCTTCTACTGGCAACTCGTGGGGTTGATTGAGTTTACGTTTACGACCACCAGTATGAGTGATAGATATAGTAGAAACATCTCTACCCTCGTAAGAGACAGACCTTAAAATAGTTGCTTGGCTGGGTAAGTCAGAGAAGGGTGTTAAAGTATAGGCTGCACCTTTGTTATAGCGGTCCCCACCTACTTTAGCAACCTTGTGATCCTGTGTAATAGACATATTAAGGCCCCGAACAGATACCTTAACAATGTCCTCATCAATCCACTCTTTGTATGTGTGGTCAACTACTGTTTCAAACATCTTACCGGATTGGTCCACGGAATAAATAGCATCACCAGCCTTCATTTCTTTAATATCCACCCATCCACGATCAGGAGTCAATACCTCACCATGTGTCAGGCAGTGTCCGGGTCCACCGGGGTTAGTTGTAGCCCTCATGAACAAAGGTAGCTCTTGGTCAGCGCTACGAAGACGAGACCTCATGTAGTTCCAAGCGTAGGGTGTAGGCCACTGAGTAAGTTCGTCAAAACCAATCCAGTTATATGCTTGTCCCTGATACCTAAGAACGTCATCATCTCTATCAAGATAACTCATCCACAGAGTTGCACCAGAAGGAAATACCCAAGTCTTGTCTCTTTCTAAGAACTTTGCTCCGGGAATTGCATCAGGATAAAGTTGTTTAGACACAGAAATAAGTTCCCTTAGTTCCTCTGTACTGCGACGAAGAAGGAGCTTACGGGAGTTTCTATTATTTACATAACGTACTGGATCAACGACCATGCCAAACGATTTTCCCCCGCCACCCGCTCCACCAAACAAAACCTCTTGTTCTGTCGCAGCAAGAAACTCTGTCTGGGGTCCGGGGTTGGGTTGAAATACAATCCTACGGTTCTGAGCTACTTGTTGAAGCCGGTCTTGTACTTCATCTACATCAAGCTCAGGTGGCTTAGGTTGTGCCGGTACTTTTTCTACGTCTTTTGCCGAGTTGGTGGGCTTCGATTTTTTTGGCCTTTTCGTTCTCCTGCTTTTTAAGGCAGAAATTGCGTTATCATTTAAACTGTTATCCATTAAAGATATTACCTTTTTCTAGGTTCATTTTTGCAGGAATAATGGACAGATTCCAAGGTACGTGTAATCCACATACAGTTTTACCTTTAAGTGGTACAATATGGTCTACGTGATGTTTTTTGCCGGACCTTTTAGTTATTTTTTGGCAGACTTTGTATATGTTTTTTATTTCTTCTAGGTGTTTTTTACTTAACCATTTTGGAGTTGCGGAAGATTTTTTAGCCCTTCTTTTTGCAGATTTTGCATTTATAAGGTGCTTATTTCTTTTGGCCCACTTTGATTGCCTCACTAAAAACTTTTGACTGTTTTCTGAATACTTTTCTTTATGGTTAAGGCTTAATTTATCTTTATTTTTAATATAATAGGTGCTTGCATAATCTTTAACACAAGACTTACACTGAGTTTTTCTGTGGTCAGAATGATATTTACTTTTGTGAAAATCTTCTGCACTTTTATCTTGACCACAAGTTTTACATTTTTTTTTCTTTTTTGCCCAAGTATCTTGACTCAATTTTTTCTGCTTTTTTGATGGCAGACTCAAGGCGCTCAACGAGTTGGCGTTGCATAAGGCCTTCTCTGTATCTTCGTTGCTCAATTTCAATCCTATCTTTCAATCCCATATGTGAAATACTACGGCTGGAATTTTCAGAAAGCCAAGCTGCTACATCACGTAGGCTATACTGTTGGAGGTGTACCTTAGCTTGCTCCAGTAAATCCAAATCTTCTTCGATAGGAAGTAAAATATCTGGATCATCTGGGTCTTGCACATACCCAAAAGGTATAATTCTACCTACTCGTACTAAGGGATAATACTCGTATTCCTCATTATAACACGAAGGTGCAGGTATTTTCAACTCTTTTTTTCTAGGCATCTTTCTTTTCAGGCAAAATAAATAATGGGGATTCTGCCTTTACCTCTACTTTGTCTGTACCCTTAAGTCCCATTCGATCAAGGAAGTCCTTAGCTGCTGCCAGTTTTTCTTTGTTACCCAAGTCTGTAGGGTTTTCCATTACATCTGCGACAGAAAAAAGGGCTTTGGGTCCATAGGTTGCAATATGTTTTCTGGTAAGCTCTGTAATTTCTTCTGTAAGTGGTCCAGCAATTACACTCATAGGTGTAGTCGTAGAATAGCCTGCAAGTTTCTTTGCTACATACAAATCTCCACGAGCTTCCTCAAAAAGAACGTCCAAGAACTTCTGTTGTTTTTCTGTTCTCATTGTCTATTTCCTGTACTTAGCTGTCTTTTTTGCTATTGATTTGGGTTGCTTAGAAAACTGCTTACCTGCCTTAGTGTCTTTACGTTTTTTAGCAGAGGTTCTGTTGTACTCTTCTTTAGTAAGTGCTTCTCGGGCTTTCTTTGGTAAGTAACGTTCACCCGTAGCTTTTTTACCTTGAGTGGAAGGTTTTCCAGACTCAGTGCCCCAGTCTTCTTTTAACCATTTTTTAAGACTTTTTTGTGGCTTTTTTATTGCCATCTTTATACCCTCCGCCCGCAGCTTTATATTCTTTAGCCAACATGGCTGCTTTTCTGGCTGACCATTGGCCTGCACTACCACCCTTAGAACCCGCTTTAATCTTATTAAACAAGCGCTTTCTCATTGCAGGTTTAGTGTAGTTTCCAGACTCATTAACTTTAGACATTAGGCACCCCCAACAGGAATAAAGATTTCTTCTACAGTACACAAAGCATCAACTTGAGGAGTTGTCCCTGTAGGAGTTACTTCAAGTTTGTCTCCGGGTTCAAGGACAATATAACCATCAGAGAGTTGAATAAACTCACCAGTATTGAGGTTCTTTCCTCCAATGATGTAATAGTGAGTAGTGTCAGAAGCGCGATACCACTCAAGCTCAACACTAACAGTACCGTTAACATTGGTAATAAAAACCAGTGGAACTCTTGCACGGCAATTAGAGGGACATTCATAAAGAGTTTCCCTCTGTGCACTTGTGGTGCAAGCAATAATTACCGATTTCTCTCTATAGTTCTTCACTTATAACCTCTAGGGGAATCAGACTTGTAGAACATACCGGACTTCTTATAGTCTTTATTACCAGACTTTACCATGCCGCCTTTAGCCATACCGGGAGTTTTTCCTTTTAGGCGCATTGCCCGCATAAACTCTTGATTGGTAAGTGGCAAGTTTTTTTCTACTCGTTCTGCTCTTGTTAGTTTTTTCCACTCAGCAAAAGAAACACCGTTAATAGTCTTATTTTCACGAGAGACTTTAAAGGCTTCCATTCTATTTTTTGCGTTTGCTAGTGTACCATAACCAGTCGATACTGGCTTGTCAGGGTTAGACCTATTAGTAGGTGTGCTACCAGCAGAAGTATCATTACCCGAAAGACTAGGGCTATTTGTTGTTGCGCTAGGTGCAGGTGCGCTAGAGCGGCCACTAGAAGCTGCACTGCGAGGTCCAGAACCAGTACCATACTTTTCATTTGAGTTAGTACGTTCTGCCTTAGCATCGTCGTTCATCTTACCAGTACGTCTCATAGGTCTTTTAGATTTTGTAGGTGCAGAACTAGAACCAGAAGACTTTGGTTTAGACTTGGGTTTGGGTTTGGGTTTAGTCTCTGCCTTAGGTTTACCCTTAGACTTCATAGCTTCTTTTTCAGCTTTGGTAAAAAACCTACGAGTTTTAACGGCATCGCCTCGGCCATCTCTAACTACTTTACCGTCTCTGCCTGTCATTGGGACCCATTCAAAGTCCTTGCCTTCTTTATATCTCATATTAACAGCTTTTAATCCCTGTGTCAAGTGTTTTTGTTGATTTAACTAGGCCACCATTGCCATAACCTTTGCAGTCTTTTACCATACCACCTTTGGCCATTCCGGGTACTCAACCTTGGTTCTCCATAGCATAGAAGACTTTTTTATTTTTTTTTGTCTCCGTATTGCTTTTTCATGCTATTCATCATTTTATTTCCTGTTTTGCTCATTGGCATCTTAAACTTTCTCCCCACCGATACAAATGTATTCGTCCCTAGCTACTGCTACCTGCATACGACCATCAATAAAGTAATATAGAAGTGGGTAGTTATCATACTTAAGAGCCACAGCTTTAATCCAAGCTATCAAAAGGAAGGAACCTACACAGGTCACAATGTACTCTCTGTAGGTACTGCAGTTATTCCCATAAGGGGTAGGGCTTCTAAGGGGAGTGGACCCCTGACAACCACAATAGTATTACCACCTAGGGTAGGTTTAACACTATCAGGGTCACTAGGGGTGTATACCTCAATAAGAGACTGAGCATAAGAGGCTTGCGTAAGGTCCACCACCTCCTCAGTGTCCCACTCAGGCCGCTCACAAGGCGTCAGGGGGTCCGCTGCAAACTGGTGAGACATAAGGCTGGTGGTGCTGTAGAGATTGCCCTGTGCGTCCTGCCAGTTGGCCCCACGATAGGACAAGCCATCAGCCTCAGAGTAGCCCTTGCACATACCCAAGTGATTGGCCGCTGTCATGTGGGCCTCTGGTACGATTATTGTGAGGAACATTAGATTGTCTCCTCCGGTGTTTTGCTTGCCACGTAGCTTTCGACTTTGCTGATTGTGGTGTCGTCAAGGTTCGGACCAAAGCGGATGATTGAAGTATCTTCGTAACCGTTGAAGAACAGGGATGTACCTGCGCGAGCGCCGAAGTAGATGGGTTGTGCTAAGTAGTTGCCTGTACCTTGGTCTGCGCTAGAGGTACCTTCTTGAATACCGTCAATTCTACCTACTAGAGAATCCCCTGATATGTCACCCAAAAGCGATAGTATGTTTGAAGATGGAGATGTAGTAGTTCCGGCAACAAATTGTGTGCTTAATGTTCCTCTGCTGCGATAAAAATAACCGCCACCTCCCTCTGAATTTAACGTGAAAGCCCCAGTTGCCAAAGGTGCTTCAGCAATTACACCAGAAGCCGCATCCGACAGCTTCCTCAGCCCAGCAAAGACCTGCACCTTGTCAGTCCCCGGTGTGATTGTTGGGGTCTGCATAAAGTGTGACGTGCCGTTGTACCAAATGCGGCCACGTCGGGCTTTGCCTGCTTCGGAGACGTCTAGGAAAGAACCTACGCGCTGGTAGTTGGTGGCTGTGGAGCCTTCTTCGAGTTGAGCGCCCCAAGCGATGACTGAGCCTGTTGCGGTCGGACTAGATGTCCACGATGAGGACGCACCAATAGCGGGGAACACCCTCATCTCTAAAGTTGTATTTGAGCCTGTGTCTGTCCCAGAAACCCAAACCCGCCAATAATCACCCTCATCAATCACATCACCAGATGCACCAGCACTAAGGCTGTATTCACCAGTGAATGTATCAAAGAATATATCGTAAAATTGAGTTGAGGTGCCCGAATACTGAACACGTAATGCAGGAAACCTAGTTGCCCGCCCGATTGCGTCCTTTTTTACATAGATACTTGCGGTAGACGTAGGTGAGTAGTCAGCAGACTGTGCAAGTATTGCATAACTGGTTGTGGGATCGTTGATTGTATCGGCTGTAGTTGTTCCGTCAGGTGCTACAGCAGAGTTTGCAGATACAGCAACACCACCGCTTTGCAACCAAACCGCATTGTCGAACTCTTCAGTATACTGCAACAGGTTCCTCACACCTCCCACCGGGTGCAGCGCATAGAGTGGCCGCGCGGCTGTGGTGGCTTGGGTGCGGTGGTTGCCGGGGAGTTCCTTGACGGAGACGTTGTCTATGGTGCCGACAAAATTCTGCCCGCCAATAGAAAGACGGTTTCCAGATGACCCTGCTACTAATCTGGCAGTTATGGTCCGTGTAGAGCCTACCGAAATGTTCCCGCCGTTGCTAATGTATAGCAGCACAGCGCCCGACGAAATAGTAATATCTAAAGTCACTTCATAGGTGGCACCCGCAGTCGTTGCAAAGCTGTTGTAAGCTTCCGAAAAAACGCCTGTTGCGCCGTTGAGAACACCCCCACTAATCGACCAACCGGCCCCAAGCGTCCAATCCGTATCACTATCAAACGTCCCATTAGTAACCAACTCCGGCCCCAAGGTAAGCCCCTGAGATTTATCCAACTGCAACGCAATAGCATCACCGGGAGTGGTTACTGGCGTAGTGCCTGCAACATCGGTGAATAGGGTGCTGGCGTCGTTAGCTTCAAACCAGCCGCCGGGTTCGTCGTTGGAGAAAAGGTTCTTTGGGCTAAAGTCTATTCTGTTAGCTAGTGGTAGTCTAGAAGGTAGTCTAGCATTACCAGCTTTGGGGATTTGAAACATTCTTACACTTCTACATAAAAGAGTTCATTGTCTGAATTAAATGATACTGCAGACACATCTTGACTAGAGCTAATCACAATAGCCCCACCTTGGGGTTCAAGATAGAAACCGTCTGAAAAGTCTAATCCAGAGGTACTTTCTGTTGTGATATAGATAGGGTGTGCTCCCTTATTCTGGAATACTGTATCAGCCGTAGTAGTGGTTACAGATTCCCATGCAGTAGTTCCGATAGTTTGAGTAGCCATTTAGTTGATCCTTAAATATTAGCTAGTTATATGAAAAAGAAGTATTTGTCAAGTCAACAGTTCCAAGCACGTAAACTTTTATTGATTCTTGAGTTAGGGTCTTTTGCAGTTTTAGACGAAGTGTTCTTTTTCTTCATACCCTGCATTCTAGCACAAAAACTCTTACGCCTCGCAGCATCTTTTTTGGTCTTGGGCTTAGGCGCGGGTGGCTTAAGATTCATACCCTGTTTCTTTGCAGAAGCCCTACCCTTAGCATTAAGCCCACCCTTAGGATTTTTACCTGCTTTACGGGTCCACGCTGGTGACTTAGGTTTCTTACTTTTTTGAGTCATCAGTCGTCTTCCCACTTATCAGAAACACAATCCCAAGCCTGACAAGAGGCGTCTCCACTACACACAAAATTAAACTTCATACAGGCACCTTGTGTAGCATCTGCTTTAACTGCTTTGAGAGTGGACTTACGGTTGTCAAAGTACTCACAATTGGTGCACTTCTTTAGTTCGGCCCATTCAGTGTCAATACCCCAAGCTTTAGTAAGTTCTGCAGGACTATCTCCATACATCCAATACTGTTCAGCTCGTTTTTTGTTCTTGGGGTCTACCTTAGGGGCTTCCCCAACCATAAGTCCAATTTTCATTAGTACTTACCAATCTTTGTGATGCCTTTAGTGTCTGCTGCACGAGGTTGTTCTTTAACTCTTGAGCGTGTGGATGGAGAAAGTTCAGCCCCATGTGCTGCATAAGAACCTTTAGCTTGAGTCCCGAAAGCTTCCTTTCCAGATACCCTGTGGGCTTTTGTGACCCCGGCTTTAGACATCCCGAATTTGCCACGTCCCGGTTCTTGGGGCATGTTCGGAGTGTCTTGGTTCTTTTTATTTTTATTTCGTTTTTTAGATTGTCCAGTTGCCATGTTACTTCTTTCCTGCTTTCTTATTCCTTGGGAATGATCTGTTAGTCTTCTTGGTTTGTACGTTTAGGTTCTTGCGGGAGTTATCTTTTGGGTTCCCATTTTTATGATTAACATCTTTACCAGCAACATTCACACCAGCTTTTTCAAGTTTACGTCTAGCTGCTTTCCGTTTGGCGTTATCACCACCACTTCCAGAAGAAACTTCTTTTCGTTTCTTGGCAGTTTTATATTCTTGACGGTAGTTGCGGATGTACCCTTTAGAACTTGGAATGACTTAATCCTCCAGAATAGCACGACACCAGAACTTAAGTTCTTTTTTAGTCATGTCACTTTTCATACGATTAACTATATCACAGACCAACTGTACGTTCTCTTCTATGTAGCCTGCACCAGCTTCAATCTGGTCTATAGATGCGTTTGTGTTGATCCTACCGCTGCCGGGTTGTTTGGTGAATGTCATTTTAATACCGCTTAACGCACAAAATCCACCTTGCTTTTCAAGCAGATCAAGCATAAAATCAACCGTAAGGACTTCTCTACCTTTTTTATACAGAGCATGTTGTAAGTACTTGGCAGGGTTGTTATGCATCATTCTGTAGGAACGTTTTATTTGTTGGGGGGCTGAACACTCAGGAGAACAAAATTTCTGGATTCGCACTTGCGTGCTAAACATTTTCCCACAGGCGTCACAGGATTTTATCTGCGGTTTTCTATTTTTTGCGGAAACAGAATTAGCACAAGATTTACTGCAGAATTTTTTACGGTCAATGTCTCGTGTATTATTTAATGTAAGAGGCTTAGAACACTTCAAACAGACCTTTTCTACTTTTTTATAATTCTTAGATGAAGGCATTACTTGTTTTCCTTACGCTTAAACCCGTTGATGATTTGTCCGGGCCACCTGAGCGGGCTATCAAGTAACAGTGCCACTGCAAAGGCTATAATAATCCAAACAGGCACTTCATTGACTACTACGGTCTTGACCTTATCTGCTTGAACCTTGTTAGTATCTTGAGATTGTCTGATGTTTCTTGCTTGAGGTCTAGTAATCTTCTGATCGCCCTGCACGGTCGATGTGCCAATGGTCTGGAGATTGTTCTTCCCCGCCTGTACGTTGGCCGCTGTGTTCACCCCGCCTCCCGTAAGTAGGTCCAGAGGACTGCTGCATCCCGCCACCAGACTTGCCCCACCAGTCAATACCAAAAGCAAGAGCAGAGTACGTGAAGACAGGCCAGACCAAGATTTCAACAAGTTCAATGTCCTTAACCTCTACAAGATAGCCAAACCAAATTAAGAGTGCTATCGCCAATTCACGTTTGTATGTCTTATTGGCTTTTGTTTTCTTCGACTGCATTACGAATAGCTTTCAGGTTTTCATCAATACGTGCTAACAGGATAGCTTGATTTTGTACTACAGTGTTCAGTGTGTTAATTTGTGTTTCTTGTCTTATAAGTTGTTTGGAGTTAATGTCTACATCATTACGAAGTGTTGCTACGAACCAGACAAGAGCAATGGTTTGTGCTATAATTGCTAGGATGAAAGTAATTGGTACACTTTTAGATAAATGCCACTGTGCGTCTGTACTCATCAATAGAACCTCGATGACAACTCAAAGTGTGGCAAATCATAAAACGTCCCTTTGTAACTTTGTACCAAGCCTTCTGCACTACCCCGCCAATCTCTGAGGTCATGTTCCCTCCAATTACCACCCCAACGAACAGGTATGTTCAAGTTGTGTGAAGCTCTAATAAAAGCATTACCTAGCGGATAGAAATCATCAAAGTCCCAACTAACAGGGTACGGTACGATATCAATCGCATGACCAGTCAAGTGACGAGACTTCATCGTTTGCGACTTACCCTTAGAAAACAGAAGCCTCTGTTCCTGAATAGTCCTAACACCATCAATAACAATAAAATCTTTAGTCGTAATACGAAGAGCCTCGTTAGCTACTGCCACGAGGTCTGGGTGTACTCCTTCGAGATTTCTTAGACTTCTGTTTGAGAACTTAAACATAGATATCCTTTTCATCAAGCATACCCTCAAGATACATAGCTTTTTCTACGTGACTTAAAGTATACTTGACTCCTGTCGCTTGGTAGATTGCCTCTCGGACGTAGAAAACATCAGACCTAGGTATGTGTACCCTACGGAGTCTTCCTTCATCTTCTGAGGCTAGGGCCTTGTAAAACTCTTCAATTACGTCTTCTGATTCGTAGTACTTAACCATAATATTTCCTAGTTATACCCATGTAACAACTGTTGTCAAGACTTAGTTTAGCTTATGAACAGATTATTGTCAAGACAATGACATAAAATTATACGACAAAAAATATTATTTCATACCTTGAAATCTAAAAAACCTTACCTATATAAGAATACTAAGGTATATACATAGGTATAACTTAAGTATTATTAGTTATTATAATAGATATATAATAGTTATACTTAAGTAATACTTAAGAGATACACTAGTAAGTACACAGGTAAGATACTTATGTACTTATGATATATACCGCGAGTAAGTACCTGTGTAAGTACTAGTGTATATACTTAAGTTATAACAATTATACCCGCCTCGCGTTAGAAGTCAAGCGTTAATTTTACCTTTTATGAAGAAATATTATCTAAACAATAGCCTTTAAGCACTACCCACCCCCTTCTCTTACTTACAATGACCATCTACCACCCAAACTAGGATATGCCTGAGAGGCTCTCAGACCCCCGATGAGTGGCCAACCTTACCTTGCCCTAGGGTACCCTACCTGAACACACATAAACGCACTCCTGAGGCCCTTTTTACACAGGTTTACCCAATTGTACCTCCTCAGTCATACGTTGTTGGGGTATTATGATACCATAAACTTTAGTTTATATACCTAAAAGTACCTTACACATTACCAAAATACCCCCGCTGTCATGGTGTATGTATATATACGTAGGTACCCCCCCATGGCCCATGCCCCTATGGCTATACGCTACCTTCTTGGTATCTCATTGGTAGCTAACTGGTAGCTACTAGCTATCCATTTGGTAGCTCATTGGTATCTTTTACATGCTGTTGAGAATCATTCGCAAGTAGAACAGAGGGGTGCACCCACTAGACTCCCACAAGCCAAGTAATGTTATAACATTTGTTTGGTCGGATGTTATAACGTAACGCAATAAACCTAAGGTAGAATCACGACAGTATAACACACTTGTAACAATTCTCACGAAAGAGAACAGAACGAGAATATCGCCACAGAAGCCCCAGAACGGCCCTAGGAGTCGCTTCTGTGTTTTGCCTAGGCTCTACCCATAAAAAGTAGAGTTGCGAATTTGGTACCTAACCTATTGATTTATAACGATATTTTATTTTCGTCTCAAAAAAGATTGTTCAACCCTTAAACTATCCTATTGCGTTTGTTTCTTATCTATGCCTCGCGCGCGTATGCGTGTTTCTATTCAGATCAAAGATAGGTTTGAGAATCGTTCGCAACTAGCTAACCCATTGATTTTATTAAAGAATCTGGGTTCTGTAACAATTATCACGGAATTTATTGTTTGTTTTCAATTACTTACAAGAAAAGCAAAAAAGGTGTTTTCATCAAAAAATCCATATGCCATAACTGGTTCATCGAAACGGACCTTCTGGTTCGGGACGGGGCGGCGAATCTTCGGGTTCGGATCGCGGTCGGGCTGAAAGCTTGGCATTGGATACGGCGACGGATTGCATAGCTTGCGAGTGGTGCTTTTCGTGACGGGTAAGGTGCAGGCGAAGTAGGTCTTATGCCAAATGCTCTTTGAAACTGTTGGACGTAGTGCGCAGGTAGGCCGTAGGCCGATGATCCGGACTAGGCGCGAATGTTTTGACCTAACCAACGGTCAGTCTTTCGTGTTGTGTCTCTCATGTCTGTAATGGGCGCACGGTGTAGGAAAATCAGTAGGCGAATTGTGTCTTGCGCCTTGGCTGGAATGGCCGCCGAAATGGTATCGTTAGAAATAGCGGCGTTAGGTAAATCTAAAAGGTAGATGGACGACCCATTTACGTAGAATAGGTACTAGGCTTGTGGATAGCGCCAAGCCGAATGGACGTGTGAAAACCCCCATGCTATGCGAGTGCTGGCTTGGATTGTAGCGGTTAGCGTCCACACGTTGCCAGCGTGTAAAGCTCATGTAATAGTGCATGGGTTTTATTGAATGGCAATGAAAGGAAATATCATGTCGAAAGATAAAGCAATCCGCAAGGCAAGTGCAGCAGCATGGACAGGCCGCAAGAACAACGGCGCGAAACTCATGCAGATTACCGTAGACGCATGTCATCACGCCGTAGGTAAGGATGGCGATTGGACCGTGCTTGCGAACCATATCGCACGTGGCATCAGTGAAGGTGCCAATGCAGAGGTGCGCAATATTAAGCTGATCGTCAATGCGGTTTTGCCGGGTGTGAAGATGATGGCTGACAAAAAGCAACCGACGGGCTTGCGCATTATCATGAAGGAAGCAAAGCTTTCCAACAGTGGTGCGGATGCGGTTGCTGGCTTGATTGAGCGCAAGGTGTCGTTGTCCGGCACTGCCATCCGTGAGGCGCTTGCACCCAAATCAGATAAGACCGATGCGGAATTTGACGCCAAGGCATTTGCGCAACGTCAGGTCAAGGCACGGTCGCGGTCTGAGATTGACGCCATGATTGCCGCGCTTCAGGCAGTACGTGAACAGGCAGCATCGTAACCAAGAAAGCGCAAGTGAACACTGGATAAGCCCTCATGTGAAAGTGTGAGGGTTTTCTTGTGTCCATTCGGATGCAATTTTTATTTCAACTACTGTGACAAGAATGGGTGATGTTATGAAACAAGCTATCTTTATCAGTGAGGCGGGTGCATACCGTGCATTGGCGGGTGTTATCATGCAGCGTGGACATGAAGTGTCGCGTGCACTTAAGCATGGTCGTGTGTTCAAGGTGGTGCGTCGTGGGTGTATCATGGGTTATGGCGTGGCATATGAAGGTGTCACTTTGCAGGAAGGAGTGTAAGCTATGCTTACGAATGAGCAACTGAAAACATTGCAGAAACTGCGTGATGAATTGGCATGGGGTAAAACCCCTGAAGGTACGGTATGTATCAAGGACTGGGCGTTGGATCAACTCATAAGTGCCGTGATTGCACGTGCCATTACTGGGTACGATGATGGTGGACCTTACGGTGACAGTGCATATGCCTTGGCATGTGTGAAGCGTGCTCTTGAGCAGATGGAATGGAAAGAATAATGTTCAATGATGAAATGCAAATTGCACTTTATGCCATGCTCTTGGGGCGTGACGTAGATGCAGAGGGTGATGATGTGATGGATGCGGGAGAGTGTGACCATTACGTTGAGGATATCAACAGGGACACTGTGACTGGTGGCCTACGTATGCAAGAGGACTGGAACGAATGACAGGCTATGTAATCTTTAGTTTCGATAAGAATTCTGACATTCATGCGGGTGCAAAGTTCTATCGGTTCATCGACACGCTTCGTGCAATGGGTAAGTTGCGTGGTAATGTTGTCAAGTGTTTCGGTATGTATGCTGGTGTGATCGAAGATAGTTTCATCGCGCGACGTGACGACTTCTTTGAACACATCTTTCACTCTGGGTTCGTGAGTGGGCAAGAATCTTTCTTGATGGTACCTGAAGATGTGAAGCAACCTGCATCATTGTACTACCAAACAACAGGTAAGTATGATACACTTGGGAAGTTGGTTGTCAGTGAGGACATGCCTAATACAATCGGGTGGACCTATCGCCCGGACCTTGAACAATACTGGACAGTAGGAGAATAATCATGACTTTCAATGTTGGTGATCGTGTCATGCAGTCTAACTTAAGCCCTTTCAAGGACTCCCGTCACTTGTGGGGCACAGTTGAGGAAGTAGAGGGGGGTTCAGGTGCGAACATACGTGTAAGAAATGATTGTGGAACTCTTACTTGGTTCGTGGGCTATGAGTTGGTGAATATGGAAATCAGAGTTGGCGATACTGTAGTCAAAGAGAATGGTACACCCTTCAGTCATGGTCATCACACTGCTATTGTTAGTCGTATTGACGTGGGTGGTAATACTCGTGGAGACATGGTGTGGATTGAGGGTGGTTCTTGGTTATTCAGGAGCAAATTGCGTAAGGTAACTGGTACGGAACCAGAGGTTGTGGGTAAGTTCAAAGTAGGTGACAAGGTATGGTTCTCATCGTCTATTTCCTTTACTAACTTGCCTGTAGGTACAGTTGAAGGCATTTCAAAATCTTCTTGGGCGGGGGTAATGTACAAGATAAGTGGTATTAATAGCATGCCTGAGTCGAAGGTGAATCTGTACGATGAGGCACTGATTAACCCCTTTAGTCCGGGTGATATGGTGAGTCACGATGGTAATGTGTTCGAGGTTGGTAAAGTCGAAGATCAATTCATTACTGGTATCTATGGGCAATGGATTCACTTCTCTGAGGCAGAGGTGTTCACGCCTTGTGAGGTAGTCAGTAAGTGGGGTAAGTTTGAATACGTACACCATGACAATAGACGCCTTGTCTATTTCCTTCCACACAAACTTGCACTGCACTGCTATGCACCGGAAATCGAAGAAGAGGATGAGAAACTCAAGGTATCCCTTTATCTGAACCGTGCGGAATATGAGCGTGGTCGTCGTACTACACTCAAGGTAGGTCGTGCTATCCGTATGCTTTACCCCGAGTTCTCCGACAAAGAAGTGCAGGCTTTAGTTGACAAGATCAATGCGAGGTTCACACCTCGTGTGTATACCCTGCACACGGGGACACAAGCTAGTGATTTTGTTCATGCTTACACACACAAGCAGTCCCCGTATGAAAACCCACGTACAACTTCTCACCGTAAGTGCCTCGCAGATAGCTGCATGCGGTACGATTTTGTGAAAGACGGCTTTTCGCACCACCCCGTTGAAGCTTACGCAAGTGGTGACTTCATGATTATCTGGACAGAGGACAAGGAAGGTAAGATCGGTTCTAGGGCTGTTGTAAGTACTCATGGTGATGCTTGGGTTGCTGGTCCTGTGTATGGTGTATGTGAAAAGTCTATGGACATGATCGAGAAACATGTCGTGGACAATTGTGGACACCTCTTTATCGCAGGTAAGAATTGGGAAGGTGCACGAGTTGTAAAAATTCCTGATCGTGATCGTTTCATCGGACCTTTCTTCGATAGTACAGAAAGTTTGCGTGATGCTGGTGATTACTTTGTGGTTGACGATTTCGGTGGTATCGGTACAGGGAATCACATGGGTCACTTTGAGTCTGGTCCAGAGTGTTATGAGTGCGTTGCTCGTGCGGATACACACAACGAAAATGGTGAGAGCTTCTGCGAAGATTGTTACAATGACTTGTATACTTTCTGTGAGATAGGTGACTATGAGATTCGCAGGGTAGATGCCATCGAAGTATGCCAGTATTCGTGGAACCGTCGTGTCACAAGCATTATCGTGGACTCTGAAGGTGACAGCTACAGTTCATGTGAGTACAGTGCTGAGTTGTGGGTCACTGAAGACATGGTAGAAGACTATGACGGTAACTTGGTCAGCCCAGAATATGCAAACAACAACATGACTGTGTGTGAAGTGTCTGATAAATACTGCGACAACGATGATATCGTCAAGGTACGTGTTGACAATGACGTACAGTTTTGGCATAAGGATGAGCTATCTTCTGACCATGAGTATAATGAAGAAAGAGATGAGTATTATGAAAGGATTGCAGCGTGAGCTACGCAATGGAACAAAAAACAGAGCTTATGGGTGACACAGAGTTACTCTTGAAGCTTATGTCATACAAGCGCCCTGAAGGGACTATGACACAACGTATATTCTGTGAGAGGTTTCTTGAGCCTGTCATGGGAGCGCCGGATACAGATGGAAACTATGTGCATGTAGTATACAATGCAGATGGCTCTGTACCTAACTTGTGCTTTACTGCACATCACGACACGGTACACAAGACCGAAGGTCTACAGAAAGTGTTGTACGATCCTCACCTTGAGATTGCCTACGTAGAGCATGGCGAATGTATGGGTGCGGATTGTACCACTGGTATATGGTTGATCCTCAAGATGATTGAGTCTTGTGTGCCGGGTACCTACGTCATTCATGCAGGTGAAGAAATTGGTTGTATCGGTTCAACCGCACTTGTCAAGAACCACCCGTCATGGTTGTACAGCACTGATGCAGTGATTAGCTTCGACAGGTTTGGAACCAAGTCAGTTATCACTCACCAGATGGGTCGTCGTACATCCTCGGAGAGCTTTGCACAGAGCTTTCGTGATGCCTTGGGTACCCTACCGCTACTGCCTGATCCTGCTGGCTCTTACACGGACAGTAACGAGTATGTAGACGTGGTAGGTGAGTGTACTAATATCTCAGTTGGTTACTACAACCAACACACACGTAATGAGTATCAAGACATTGAGTTTGCACTTGATCTTAAAGATGCCCTCATCACTGCTGACTGGTCCAAGCTTAAGTTTGAACGCCTCGCTGGTTCCATTGAATATGATGATTGGGCTGGTTACAGTGGTCGTGGCTGGAAGGCTGTCAGTAACAAGAAAGATCAGGAAGATGAGTTCACATCCATATCTGAATTGATCTATGACAACCCTGAAGGTGTAGCTATGTTGCTTGAGTCTTGGGGTTTCAATGTGGAAGACCTTCAGTCTGGTATCGAAGAATTGGATGGATATTTCTGATGTACATGGTAAGAGAATATGATAACGATCTTCAGTTTTGTGAGTACATCGTGGACAAGCTGACAGAAGTACACCACAAGAAAGATGCAATGTACATTGTGAGGGAGGTGAAGCAAGCATCCGATGGGTTACACGAGTATGGAGATATCATAGACACCTATACCTACAACTAGGAGTTTGGAATGACTAACGTAGTTGCCTACATGGATGCACACAGAAAACAGATGAATGGAAGCGAGTGGGTTCCTGTACCTCAGATCACCTGTGAGGAGTTTGGGGTACAGTTTCATAGCTGGGGAGCCTTGGTACCCAAGCTGGCTTCGATTCTGCACGAGAATAAGTGCGATATTAGTAGGGGTCTTGAGGTTTACAGGGGGGCTACCCTAGTATTCGAAATAGTACCCATAAAACTGTGGTTATTTCCCCCTAAGAAAGAACAACCTGAACAGTTGAAAAGGAAGACAAAATGACACAAGATGAAAAGATGAAGGTTTGGTTTGAAGCACTGCGTAGTGGTGAGTACAAGCAAGTACAAGGTACCTTGTGTGGTGAGTTGCCTGACGGTGATGTAGGCTATTGCTGCTTGGGAGTTTATAACAAACTCTTTGAAGTGGGTGAAATGAAGGCTGAGGGGTATAACACTGGGCCATATGAAAATACATACCACCACGAAGGCCCGAAAGATACCTACAACAACCTGAGGGTTGAGATTGGCGAAGAGTTGGTAGAGGAAGGTATCGACATGAATGATGCAGGCAAGAGCTTTGTACGGATTGCTCATGAACTTGAAGCTATGTACGACAGCCAAATTGGCCCAACATGTGCGCGTCAGGCGCGGATTCGACGAATTCGGCGACGGTGAACATGTCGAACTGCTGCGCGATGGCAATGGATTTATCTGGTAAACATGGCATAACTAGTAACAGTTATAACGAAAAGAAAAGTTAGTTACCCATGTAATTACATTAGTATCCCTTAAGTATAACTATTATCTCTTTAAGAGATATATAAATATAATAGTTATACTAATGTATATACTAATGTATATATTAGGGTAGCTTAATTTTCCAATCCTGTCAAGAGGTAAAATTAAGGTTATGAAAGAAACTTTTAAGTGGGATGAAACAATACTTATGGACCTAGAAACTTTTCTTGCATTGGTAATGACTATTATACTTCTCTCTTTAAGAGAGAGATAAAAATACTTAAGTATATACTAATGTACTTACGTAGTACTCAAGTATCAAACTTCAAGATGTGAAAGGAAAATATATGATCTGCTACAAAGACAGGACGTTCTGTTCATCTGATTGTGTGAACACAAAATGCTTCCGCTACTTCGGAGAGGCTGAACGTAGAGGGTCGCAAGAGTGGGCGGAAGCCCTTAAGCTAGACTTTGCACCTGTTGCTTGGTCAGACTATTCTGATTCTTGTCCACTCTACACAAGTAGTAACTACTTCCTC